GGCGTCATCTACTTCTATTACAGACCGTTCAGACCATAGTGTACCACTGACTACGACGTCACCCCCGAACAGTACAGTACTACCGTCGGCTCTGTTCCAGGCCTCAACAGCAGAATTCGCAGCGCCATCGAAGTACAGCCATACATCGTTACCAACCTTTGTCGTATCAAGGCCTGTAGTTAAGCCATCATAGTTCGCGGCTTTTGAACCACTGTAAAACATGAGGTTCAAATTCTTCTTACCAGGGACCACTGATCCGGTACCAATAATAGCTCTTGTTCTTACTCTATCTGATCTAAAATCTTTTGCCATTTTTTAATCAAGCTCCAATTGGTTACAGCTACTTACGCTTCTTTGTAAGGCTTAAGCGCAATAACTTTCCAAAAAATATTCAAAGCCGGTTGGTCCACGCCAACGCTTCTTTCTACTCTAAATTTCCACACACCGCCACTATAACTAATATGCTCTACGTAGACTTTTTCACTTCCATCCGCTGCTATTGTGATAACAGGTGTAAAACTGCTGTCAGTTATTCCTGTTGATCCGGATGCTTTTGCGTCGCCGGCGTCTATAACAAGAGTCCCATTTGCTAATATAGCTTGGCGTCCAGTAATCATGTCTGCATAGCCTGAATATGTACTTTACCAGTAAAGTTCGCGCTAGCTTCTATAACAGCAATAGCTTTTCTACCTGCGCCGCTAGGAACAGACTGTAGTTCTATAGACCTGATAAATAAATTAATATCAGCCCCCGGAGCATCGTCTCCTACTGCTGTGACAGTCACAGTGGGTGCCGTTGTATAAGGACCATCTAGCGTTACGCTTTTTATTGCTTCGTCATTAAAGTCTAAAATTACAGATTCTAAAACAACATCCCCTGATCCTTCTATTTGAAGCCCTGGGCGTGGTTCAGCTCTAAACCTTGGGTAAACTTTTCTAAAACGATTACGATCATATTGTTTTGTTCTTGCAGACATTTATAGACACCTCAAGCTTAAATATGTACTTAGAGCGCTTAAAGAATCTCTGATGCAATTGAGGCGATATTAGATCTTTGACCCTTGACTAATTGAATGTGCGCGGCTTCCACATGGTTTCTAAATTTATGAACAACTATAGACAGTCCGTTACTTAACCTGTCTATGTACGGAGTATCGATCTGGTCCGTATCTCCCAACAATACGATTTTAGAATTCTTTCCAACTCTAGTTATAATTGTTTTTAACTCATGAACTGTTGCGTTTTGAGCTTCATCAACTATCACATACGAGTCATTGAAAGTTCTCCCTCTGATATATGCTAGAGGAGCTACCTCTAACTCTCCTCTTCCCATCATCATTTCAAAATATGTTAAATCTCTATCACCCATCATTGTTCGAAAATTATCCATTACCGGAGCAAGCCAAGGTGCCATTTTTTCGTCTATGTTCCCTGGTAGATATCCCAAGTCTTTACCTACAGGTTGCAGCGACCTGCTGATTATGATCCTGTTGTATCTACCCTCTTGTATACCATCCAAACCAGCCATCAAGGCAACATATGTTTTACCAGATCCAGCGATTCCAGTTAGTGTGACTAATTCAATATCACTTCGTAATAGTGCTTCGACCGCAAATTTTTGCTCTTTATTTTTTGACTTAAAATTACTCATCGCCGAACCCGGCTCATGCTTAAGTGGCGAAAGTATACCACCTCTATACATTGCTATAAGCGAGTTGCCCTCAGCGCTGGTCGCAATAACGAATTCATTTTCGTATAGAGAGGTTTTATCGTTATTAATCTCTAAAGTGCCATCCTCAAAAAAGCTGTCTATTTCGGACTGTGTAAGACTAACTTCTTTATACCCACTAAACGTAGTATTAGCGTCATCCAGATGGTCTTTGTAATAATCCTCAGAAGCTATCCCTAAGGCATCGCACTTAACTCTTAGGTTGATGTCCTTGGTAACTACAACTAAAGGCCTCTCGTCGTCTCTGTCAGCCTCTAGCAAGCATGTTGCGAGTATCCTATTGTCTGCTCTATCTCTTGCCAACCCGGTTGGTAGAGAAGATACATCTTCCGCTATTTCTATTCTTACTGTCTGGTCTATAGATAGTTCTTCTTGAACCTGTATACCTTCATCAAGTCTGCCGAACTCCCTCAACTGGTCTAAAAACCGATTAACATACCTCGCTGCATCTCCGAGTACGCCTTGCTTTTCCTTAAATTTATCTATCTCATCTATAACCTGAAGTGGTAGAATTATATCATTACCAGGAAATGAGTGGATAGACTTTTTGTCATAAAGCAGTACGCTAGTGTCGATGATAAAACGCTTTCTTTTAGATATCAAAATAAACTCCTTGAAAAACTGATACTTCCAATTATAAAATTAAGCATTATTATGATTAATAAAACTCCTTGGAGGAAGTTATGGCTAGAAAAAGCTCTAAAAAAGACCCTACACTAATAAACATAGGTGAGCCTATAGAGGGTGAAACATGTTTTAACGTGCATAAGGAATGCTTCGCTGTTTGTCTTGAGAAGGAATGTAGATATTGGCAAGACATGAATGGATCAAACCAAAACTGCATTATTAATGCTTCCAACTCTAGCCCGCTTACGCTGCAAGAAGTTGGAAATATTTTTAGTGTCACAAGAATGAGAATATGTCAAATTGAAAAATCGGCAAAAGAAATACTCAAAGGTATTTTTGAAAAAAGCGATAGAATAACTTAACATACAATTTTAAGTATAACAGATGAAGACAGCGTTTCAATAAAAAAAGAGGGGCTTAAGCCCCTCTCATAAGTCGCCATCACATATGTGTTGACTACTTTTGTACCTCTAGTGTCATCTTAACAAGACTAGCAGCCTTTGACTTAAGCTCTCTTAAGCCTCTTCTAGCTCGTACGCCAGCCGACTTATTTCCATGTGCATTTTTGTGCACATCAAGCTCTACTTCTTCTACTAGAGCCTTTAGCTCTTCCCAATTTTCTAGAATGTTTGTTGAATCACTCATTTTCAGTTCCTCCAGGATATAATATTTTAACGTGATTTTTGTCTGTGTTATCAGACTCTACAGGATCTATAGTGCTCCTGATATTTACCATTAACTCTCTATCTTCTAACTCTAATGCTAATGCGCTTATGATAGACTTAATCTGAGTCTGATTAACTCCGAAGCGTAAAATTTCAGAAACTATTTCCCTAGATTTCTTTATATCATTAAGCCAATTAGCATCATCTTTCTCTACTGTGACATTAACATCTTGATCTTGTATTAAACTAGTCATTCAATAACCTCACTTCTGGAAAATGGTTCAATCTCAAATGTCCCATCCCCTTTATGCTTTAAAATCTTACCTGTTTTTCTTCCATCGTTAAATTCATGTGATAACACTATAAAGTCTTTCGTAGAGTTATCTAGCATAAACTTAACAAACTCAAAATCAGCCAATTCACAATTGTAAGAGTCTAATAACTTGATAATAGATTCAGGAATAAAAAGTCTTATATCTTCTATCGTGATAGAAGAAGCAGTACCTTCAAAATTATGAAGTATTTCTGATTGACAATGTCCAGTCACCCGGTGCAAGATCCCACAATTATTACAATTTGTATGCTTCTCAACCAACGTAGCGTCTTCATTCTCAATAGAAAAAACCACAAAGCTATGTAGCGGCGGATCTTTCTTAGACTTAAGGGTAGGTAATATACATCTACACTGTATTAAATGCTTTACCCCTTTGCTCATTATAGCTTCGTGGCCATGATCTTAGAAAAGCTATCAGAAATAACACTTTCCATTGTAGCTGTTATTTTAGAAACAGTATCACGCTCAACTCCATCGGTGACTGCCATCGTCGCTAAAGCAGCAGCGACTTGATCTTGCGTAAACGTTCTACAGTTTAAGAACAATTCTATACATTCTTTTCTAGTAAGAGTAGTTTCTGTTTCAGTACCGGGTAGTACGAACGTGTCCATCTCTTCAACGATTTTCTTTTTTCCTCTTGGCATGAGTAACCTCCAAATTTTCTATAACCAAAATTACTTTGCATATGCGTCTGCTAACCATGACGATGCCCAAGCATCTGGTTTAACAACACACCTATACCCTTGAGATTTTACCCAGGATGTTGCAGAAGTAAACACTAAAGAAGACTTGTACATTTTATTTGGGTTAATATCTAGATGCACGCTGACATCATCTCTGCTGGTATGTGATGAAACAAGATCAGCTAAAAGTAGGGCTCTTTCAACCTCACCTAGTAGTCTTAATTTCATATTTAAGAAGTTTTTACGCTTTAGTATTTTTCTAGCAAAGAAGTATGTTCCTCCTTTTCCCGGAGTTATAATCGCAACTACTATGGCATATACACAATTGTTTTTTACGAAGTGAGAATCACATCCGACATGTATCATGCTTGATTTACCAACACTAGATAGAAACTCTAGCATGCTACTTAATTTAACAGGCTTATGTTGCGCGTTATGCCAGCTTAAGGAATCTAAGGGTGACATTAATCATCTTCCAATCTAATGATCGCTTTGATATTATTGATGATAGTACGGTCACTAACTGCTCTTCGTACGGCGGCCGCGGCGTCATTAGCTGGTAAATACTTTATATGATAATTATCAAAGAAATTGCTTCTTGCATTTATAACTCCTTGATTCGCGCATCTTGATATGTGGGAGAAAAAAGAGCCAAGTTTATCATCTATGATAGGCTTTTCCTGAGGATCAGCTTTTAGATCAAGTATGACATTACGAAGAGAGAGCTTGGAAAGTCTAGACTCCAGAATGTCTCTTACATCGTCGACGTTCGATTCATTGAGCTTCTTCTTTATACTAGATCTTAAGTTGTTAATGCGAGTCAACTGTTGGTCACCTGGTATTATTGACAGCCTTTTGTTTGCTGTGTTGTAAGATACCCTGACGCTTTCGTAGTCCTCAGCATCCACTGAACTTAACCTGTTACCTATATCCTTAGTTATTGGTGTCACACCGCATACTGTAGCAATATCCTTAATCTCATTAACACTAGCTACGGAGTCTTCAACAATGAAAGGTATAACGCTAGTATTTCCCTTTTGCCAGTTAACGAATAGTGTGTTATTAACGTCATCAGAGTATCCTGTAGATACTATAACCGCCTTCTGCTTCGTATTGTAGCAATACTCTAAGATGTGATGTATCTCACTAACTTCTATTATTTTACCGTTTATGACAAAAACCTTACAGCTACTGAAATCGAAATTGTCTAGATAACCTTCAAAAAATTCGCTTAAAAAACAACCAGCTATAAAGCCGCTATCAACCACCAATGTTTCTTCAACACTATTAGAGATCTTTGTTGATATACTTCCTGAAGCTCCCGCTACATTAACTGCCATTATTAAGTCGTCCATATTATTAAGCATGAACAGATCATCGCAATCTTCTTTAAGACAATTTATTACCTCTGTTGAACCAACACGTCGACCTCTTAATTTTGTGTCGCTTATTATAGAGCTGTCGTTTAGACATTTAATATAAAGCTCTATTGCATGAGGACAAGCTCTATTTATCTTGACAAGACTAGATATAACAAGGTTCTTGATGGAGGACTCGCTATTGTTTAGCCAATATAGAAATGTTCGGAAAGTATCGATCCACCCGACATCATAGATAGATGCACCTGCGAGTAGAGAATAGTCTTTGTTTTCTAGCGATTTAGAAAACTTCTTTATGTCTTTAAGAAAGTCACCCTTGATTTTGTCTAAAGGATCGCCTGTAATGACATCGCTTTTGCTCTTCATAACACCTCACTTAATGAAGGTTGGTATCATATTTTTTCTTTTCTGACTCTTTAGATACATCTGTCTTAAATGTTGAAAACAATTGACCTAGCGCTTGACCTAATTCTTCTGCTTGCTCATTTAAAAGCTTAGCAGTGCTTTCAACTTCTTCTCTATTTTCTTTCTTTTCTTGCATTTCAAAAGCGTATCTACAAAACGCAAATAATGCTGCACAGCCCCCAACAATCAATGAAGTTGTTAGGTCATGCCAAGAAAGAATTATGGCAAAAACTAAAAAATACTCTGGAAACCCGAACCTCATTTTATCTCCCTAGCTGTCACGCCATAGGTTATTACTGGCATACACTAAAATTTCTTCTGCGGAATCAGCTGTATAACCATAATCGTCTATTAGCGTTTGTACCATAGAAGAATATTTTTGCTGTTGCTCATCGTCTCTTGTCTTAGACTTAGTAACTATTCTAGCAAGGTCTTTTACAGAGGTTATGAGGTACGTCTCAATAGCTTCCTTAAGCGGTTCGTAAGAAGTGTAGTCTACTACTTCGCTTCTTCTCATCTTTGAAAACATATAAGCAGTAACGTCAGCCCTGAACCCATCTTTACCAGCTCCACTAACCCCTATCGTAGACTCTATAGCGCGCATGAAGTTTTCATCAGGGTTCATATCTTCATTGGTAACGCGGTCTTTCATTCTATTCTTTGTCGTATACGCTTCTGCGTTATCAAGATAGTTCTCAAATATTGACTGAGCTTGCTCTTCATATGCCGATATAAATGCCTTAGCTATTTCATTCTCTAATATTCTGAGATATTCATTTCTGACAACGTTACGAATTAACTCAAGGCATTTGTCTTGAAATTCTCTGTCTATAATCTGGTCTTTGACCTGTTTGATCAGCGCATCCATTATTGATATAGGAGTTATAAAGGATTTATCTGAATCGCTTAATGCATTATCGACGGCTTTCATGATAAATCTAGTAGATATACCCTTCATACCTTCATCATGAGCTTCGTCTCTTAAGTCTCTGATATCGATCTTTTTGACTCTGCCTTTCTCGACAACTTCCTCGCCGTTATATAATTTAAGCTTAGTAAGAAGGTCACACTTCTGACTCTCCTTTAGTCTACTGAGAACGGAGAACATCGAAGCGACTCTAATGGTATGTGGCGCGACATGAGCGTCAAAGTTTGATCTAGATAAAATCTTCTCGTATATCTTTATCTCTTGTTCAAGCTCCAATACATACGGCACATTTATCTTTACCACTCTGTCTAATATTGCTTCATTAGTATGTTCACTCTGGAAGCGGTTCCACTCTGCTTCATTACAGTGAGCCAATATAACACCATCGAAGTAAAGCATGTCGTGCTTACCCGGGGCCGGTACTCTCTTCTCCTGTGTCGCAGTGATGATGGTATGGAGAAATTCAATCTCGTTCTTAAAGACCTCCACAAGTTCGACTATGCCTCGATTACCAACATTAAACGCACCATTTAAGGAGAGCGCTCGAGGGTCATCTTCGGAATACCTGTCAAGCTTAGAGATATCTTCAGATCCAATTAGTACAGAGACATCTTGACTATTGGCGTCCATAGGTGGGACAGAAGCTACGCCTCTTCTAGCTCTTTGGGAGAATGTGGTTTCCTTAACCATAAAGTCTTCATATCGGCCGTCGTACTCTTCAAAAAGTAGATGTCTGGCAACAGGAGAAAGATCACCCTCAATATTCACATCTAGCATATCATTGAATTTATTCCTTAGTGATCTAGGAACTAGCTGTAGGGGCTCACCACGCTGCGGATCATTCTTGAGATGATAATACGGCTTGCCGTCTAGAGCGCTTTTAATATGCTCTGTCAGTGCAGACTTACCAGCGCCAACGGGACCCATTAGCAAAAGTACTTGTCTACTTTCTTCTCCCTTAAGCGCTGCTGATCTTAAGAACCTCATTAATTTAGATATGACACTCTCCATACCAAAGAATTCACTTTGAAAGTAGTCATACGTTTTTATGTTGTCACCATCGAATAGCTTATGCTTTCGCGGATCAGAATCGTCCATTCTAGAAATACCTTCCTCAGCGATGGAGTCATAAAGTCTTTTATGCGCATGATCAGTTAGGGTAGGGTCTTTCTCTACAAGAGAAAGGTATTCAAGAAACGTTCCTTCAAACTTCTCTTTTTTCTTTTCTTCTCGTTGCGTCTTTATAATATCTAAATAGTTTTTGGCCATTTTATCCTCTGCTAGATTTCGAAAGGTTCGTCTTCTATTATTGTGTCAAGTTTGACAACATCACCCCATAATGCGCTGATGTGCCGGCATACTACGTCTGCATATTCTAGTTCCAGGTCTCTTCCATCATGATCATGAACCAAGCATAGAACATTAGATTCGTCTATATCATCAACCATTATTATTGGAATACTATTACCTCCGACCTGTTTGATTAGGTCTTCCCTAATATTTTTCCACCCTTGTCCATCACCGACGTCATCTATTTTATATTCATCCTTATGTAACGAATAGCTGAATAGTTCAAGATCTTCACAGTCTTGTTGCGTCAAGT